CTAATGATGTATCCTTGGAAAATTTAGTGTCTAGATGATATTCAGTGCCCGCACCAATTTGACCTTCAGGACCCGTTACTAGTCCTGTACCATAGACACCATCTCCAAATTTTGATGGATCAATCTTATAACTACCCGCACGCCCCTCATCTTCTCCGTCTTTACCGTCTCCAGATTTAACTTCTTTAGGATCACCCTCACCACTAGCGGCAGAAGAACTTAATGATTCTAAAGCAGAAATAGCTTCGTCAAATTTATCTAAAACACCATCAAATTTTGTAATGAGTTCTTGACTTATTCCTTCCGATGTTTGTTGTTTTTCCTCATTTCCACCGATAAATCTACTACCAGCAGCTAATCCACCACCAAGTAGACCTAGACCCAATAATCCTAGACCTAACTTACCACCTCTACCTCTAGGCACCCTAGTTCTAGGTCTAGGTCTTCTGGGTTGACGTTGTTGCCCTCTTCCTGGTAAAGGTAATCGTGGTAATTGAAAACCACCACCTCCCATGTTGGCAAGTTCATTCTTTAACTTCAGGAAGTCTTTGATCATCTTTTTGACGAACTTCCTGATAGTAACTACAGTGTCTCCTGTAGATTTTAAACTATCTTGATATAATTTAATCGCTTTATCAAATCCTTGAATTTGTTTAGGATCTGCAAAGAATTTGATATAATCTAATGCCTTTTGATAGAGTCCTAAGAACTCCGACATTATTTTATTTGGATCTTCCTCAGCTTCTTTTCTACCAAATATATTTTTTACGTTAGTAATTCCACCTTGAATTACATTCTTGACACCACCAGCGATATTCTCTACATTACTGATAATATTGGTGGAAATACCTTGGATTAATGCAGCAATATTAGGAACTTTTGGTGCTACACTAGATGTTCCTGCTCTCTTAAATCCTGCAATATTATTAGCGGCACTTTCAACTACACCAGAACCTAAGGTCTGACCTCCAGACATACTCTGTGGAGATATTTTTCCAGCAGATCTGGGAGCTGCTACACTTAGATTTGGTAAGTTACTAACCGCCATTAGCTTGTTGTGCCTTTAGGTTTTCTTCTTCAATGTGAGCTCTCAATAGGGCAAGATAAATGTCTCTTTCCCAAGGCATCATGTTTTCGATCTCAGTCAAGCTATATTTATGGAACTGCATCAAAGCGAAGTTGATTCTATAATATGCCTCAAGATTAACATGAGACATTATCAACCGAAAAAACTCGTTAACCCCTCCAGCGTTACAGTATTTTCTTTCTTGGTCTTAGGATTCTTGACTGTAAATGTATGACTCAGTTTTGGCATGGTTTCAAAGAACTTTTCAACCATCTTAAACTGTGAAGAATTCATCCCCTCGATAAACTCTAACAGTTCTTTCTTGGTACAGTCTTTAGCAGACCAGGCATCTTCTTCAGTGAAGATAGTATCAATGCATTCTGCAATAATTTCAAAAGATCTTTCAATAGTACTGATTGATTCCTGTTCATTAAAATCAAAATTGTTTTTAATGAATTGATCCAGTGATGGATACTTCATTTTCAATACAACGGAATCGTCCAACTTGATCTCTGGGGAATGTCCTTCCTCAAACTGAACATCTACTTGGTCAACATAAATTTTGACAGGTACTTCTGTCTCACCATCATCTTGACAAGTAACAATCAATTCAATCGCTTCTCCAACCGATTTACCACGAACATTCAAGAAGAGATATTCAATATCAAAAGAAGGTAGTTCTTCGACTTTAATACCTCTAGTTTGAATACACTCAGACAATACTTGTTTGATTGCCATGGTAATTTGTTTCACATCTTGACTTTCGAGAGCGAGAATCAAGATCTTTTCTTCTTTGACCAAAAAAGGTCTATACTTAACTTTTTTTCCTGTAGAGGGTAGTGTCAACTCATAGGTTGGCGCAGCAATCTTAGGTAATGGCATAGAATTTCAACTCAGTAATTTTATTTATTACGTAAAAGGAGATAGTGATCCAGAGAGGTCAGGTGAACCAACTCCAGGTGTAGGAGCTGTAAAGAAGGATGCGTCAAATTGTTTCTGAGTTAATTCAGCAAGTTTATCGATACTTTGTTGAGTCAAGTTCTGTGGTAGTGCAACCTGTTCACCAGGATCATGTTTCATAGTAGTATATCTATCATAATTAAAGACAATATCCACTTTTGCAATTTCACTTCCACCATAATTCAAATTAACTGCAGCGATTTGAATGGGAAATGCATTAACAAATTGATAAGTCAACTGTCTGCTTTGTTGTTCATATGGGTATATACTATTCTTACCTAAGTGAAATCCAGCATTTCTCTCAAATTTAGTAATGGTAATATTTTTCTTATAAGTTTCTGGATATCTCATTCTCAAGTAGGCTTGACCGCTCTGAGCCTCTTGTCTGAATAAACTTCCAGCAGGACTACCGTTAGTAGTTTTTCCTGCAGTTGTATGAAGCGGATTGATAAAATTCATCCACTCCTCAAATAATCTAATAACGTTATACTCACTGTCAACATAGAATGAAACTGCAAATTGAGTGAACTGTCTAGCTCTTGCGAACGTCTCAGTAACTCCTTGAAATCCACCTTTTTCTGTTGCTAGATCAAACTGAGTTCCTGGTAACTGAGCTTGATGACATAACAAATCATACTTCAATTGTTGATCGTTAGCACTATTTCCAAATATTCCACAACTCCTTAACCAAGAATTTAAATCATCATCAGCAGATCCAGTTCCGTTGCCACTTAAAAATAAATTTAGTTTGAACTGACTGGACATGGCAATGTCGCCCAGATAACTCATAACACCGCCGATGTTACCTTGAGTTGGATGCGACTTACCCTCTGTCATCCTAATGTGAAGAGGATCAACCCTATATCTGTTGATGTTTTCCGCCACTATAAATATTTTTTGAGGATCTATACTATGTATATGAGTTATAAGGGAAAATATCGACCAGAGAATCCCAGAAAGTATAAAGGTGACCCAGCAAATATCGTTTATCGTTCACTCTGGGAACGAAAGTTCATGAGATACTGTGATCTCAATGAGAATGTAAACCAGTGGCAGTCTGAGGAATTCTGTATTCCATATGTCTCTCCTATTGATAATAAAGTCCACAGATACTATCCAGACTTCTTTGTTCGATACACTGATAAGTTTGGTAAAAAAAGATCGATGGTGATTGAAGTTAAACCGCAAAGAGAAGTGGAAATGCCTGAACAGAATCCTAAAAGGAGGACGAAACAATGGGCATACAAAGTTAAGACCTGGGCAGTCAATCAAGCAAAGTGGAAAGCCGCACAGGAGTTCTGTGATGATAGAAACTATGAATTCAAGATCATGACAGAAAAAGATCTAGGTATCAAGTAATGCCAAGAAAGACTCTAAAACAAAGAAAAGCAGAACAAGACCTTGCAGATCTAATTGGAAAAGGTGATGATCCTATCCTGAGTGATGATAGGATTAGTCCGATTAAAGATAAAATCAATGCAGAACAAGACGTAGAAGATCGTATGTTATTGATCATGGATGCATTGCAATATACCGTGACACCTGTACCTGATCAGGGAAAATATTATACGTTTTTATATAAGGCAAAGACGAGAGATCTTAAGTATGATCAACACCCACTCATCGAATGTCTAGAAGTATTTCGATGGGGATTCCGAGGATACAACATACACTTCAAAGATCCTAGAAACTACACCTGGGCAGAAATGCAAAGTATGTTATACGAAGTTAGTTCTACTGAGTTGCCAGTATTGACCTCTATATCTTATGCAAAATACATACGTTCTCCAAAGTAGTCTAAATAATAAGCAAGAACTTCATTACTTACTATAAGTGGCAGTAGAAACTTTAAAAGAAGGAATTGAAATAACGGCAACTAATGGTAATGTTATAACCTTTAAGATTCAGGTGGATACTGATAATAATAAGTATATGGTGG